AGGCTCGTTCTTATCTGCGCGTGTAAAAAACGCCATCAGCGTTCCGATCAATGCCGGGATTAGATTATTCATAGCCATCATGATGCCAAGCTTGAACCGCACTGTGAGTTCTTCCACACCAGCTGTTTCAGGCACAGGTTTTGCGAACGCAGATTGCATGGCTGGAGCCGACACAGCAATAGTTGTTGCCACCATTACAGTGACAAGCCTTTTGATAGATACGTTACGCATCGTTACCACTCCCGTGAAAACGCGCCCAAAACCTTGAAAAACTCATACAGCATAAAGGAGCCACCAATGGCTGCAAATATGCGAATAAACCATTCAAGTGCCTTTGCGTTCATTTGGCATGGTCTCGCAGTATCAATTGCAGGATGTTTTTAAGTTCACTCTCAAGCGCATCCAAGCGTCGTCCATGATCCTTGAGCGTTGCGGCGGTTCCCGTAATCTCGGCTTCCATCCGATACATCATATGAATGAGTTTGCCAATACCGCCAATGATTGCGATAAGGGCCATCATGAACACAGCAGCCCAACCAGAATCAATAATCATTCAGTAACCTCACTTAGCAGCGGGAGGAGCCACTGGTGGTTGCTGGTAAGGGCTACCTTCCATCTTCAACGACGAGTCGAGATTATTCCATAGCCTCATGCACGAATCAAACCACCATTCGCGCCAAAGCTGAATTCGTGGTGCTAGGCTAGGATCGTCCAAGTTCTTCATCGCCAGCTTCATTGCAGCGTATACGGGGAGCGTATTACGCAACACATCGTCTGGTGCGAAGGTGCAGGACGCTGTTATCGTTGCAGGAATGGAAGCTCCGTATACAACGATAGTCTTGTTTGTGGCAGAAGGAAATACCCGTACAACCAATGGATCTTTCCTGTACCAATAGTAAGGATCGGTTGTTGTTCCACCATTCGGCAGATCAAGCGTTCCAACAAAAACCTCGAAGTTTGGTTGCCACGAACGAAGCCGTGCATCGCTTGTGTGCTGCAAGGGAGACCTTGCAATAGTCACCGACATTGGATGCCATATCGAAGTTAGCGTAAGATCCGTACCCGTAAAATTAGTGAACGTTTGCGAGCCGGGAATGTAAACGCACGAACGCGCCATTTCAAACTGGGCTTCGTTCAGGTACTGATCAATGGTAGTCAGCGTGGCAATCGTAGTACCACCAGTACCGTTTGGGAGATCGCCAAGGACGCTGCCCGTTGCTTCATTCAGGAGGAGGAGCGTATCGTTCTCCAGTTCAGCCAACGTAGCCATTTACGCCATCCTTGTATGGTAAGTCGCGGCAAAGGCTTCAACATCGCCAAGCCGAGAACGATACTCCTGCATATATATAGCCATGCCATTGGCATCACGCATCTGCAATGCGCGTGAGTACAGCACAGCGTAGATAAGACAATCTTGGGCAACCTGTGGCAGAGGACATTCATGGTCTTCAGTTGGTACGCCCGTATCAATAGTTCCACTGGAATTGTATTGCCAAATGTTTCCCGGTTGGCAATATCCTTCCACCATAAGCCCGTTAGTTACAGCCGAACTAGGAGCTGGCTTGAGACGAATACGATTCATTCCATAAACAGCACATACATCAGGAGTAGAAGCTGTTGTGTCGTTTCGATTGTCATCGAATTGCTTGGATGAAAAGTTAACCTGCCTCAAACGGGTGTAGTCGCTTCCATCTAAATAATAGATGCCACGAATCTTGTAGATATCTGGAGCGCAATACTCGTCTTCACTTGCAACGAGATTCAGATATCGTCGGCCAACCAAACAGTCCGTTTGTCGTGCAATTTGGTTGGCCTGTTCGATAAGGAGCAAGTCAAGACCGAACGGATCTTGATCCGCACCTGTATTGAACAGGTGCGAACCAAGAACACGGATTCGCTGTTTGAGTTGCGCCCTAGTCATAGCAGTTAGAGGCTAACCGCTCCGTCTCGGCCATTGACGATACCAGCCATCGTAATGGTCACAGTACCCGCAGCAGCACCACTAGACGTACCATTCAACTGAAGTTGCCAGTACGGCTTGGCAGACATGACCGGGATGAAATACATCGCCGAAGCACTTGCAGTCGTGGTGACATTGATAGGTGCAGTGATTGCAACAGGGCTGCTATTCAACTTGAAGGTAGTTCCATCCACACCACTAGATGCAGACGCAAATACCTGAAGCTGAGGAGTGCCAAGGTTGGCAACAGCCGCACTATTTGTCACAATAATCTTGACAAACAAGTCTTGGTTCTGACCATTGATGCCTACCAGATCAGACGAACCAGACGCTGCCGTTTCAGACTGTGCCGTAAAATTCGCCGCATCAGCCAACACCATATTCGGCCACGACAACACGTCGGACACGGAATGATAGGCAACGCTAGTACCAGAATAAGTGATTGTGGTACTCAACTTGTCATCAGTTGCATCCGACAGAAGTCGCGGCAGGGACGCCGTCCTGTCGGTAAATTTAAAGGAAGCCTTCTTATCACGAGCCATTGCTTTTAACCTTCCTTCCTATTACGAGGAAACACGGACCTTCAGGCGGCCAAGGGCACGCGTGTGAGGCACCCAGAGACCAATACCCCAGTCGAAAACGACATTATGCATAATGCCATTTTCCTTGGAGAGACCAAGATAGGTAGGCTTGAACGGACCCGACTGCCAGCCTTGCACATAGCCAGTACCGTATCGAACGGCATAGATATGCGAACACTTGCCCGCGTCACCACCAACACCATTATTCAGGTTGTTTGCAATGACGGGGGTAGTTCCATCAGCCTTGCGTCCAACGGTGCGGATAGTAGCAGCCTTGTACTTCTCGACAGGACGCTGGAAGCTATCTTGCGTAATATCGAAACCAGCACCGATACCCATGGTACGGATGGCAATTTCAATCTTGCGCTTGGTCGCTTCGTTCATGTAGAACACCACGCCATCTCCATCAGGAGCATTCATGTTGTCCAACAGTTCCTGCATACCGGCAATGAAGTTGTTGTTGGTGGTCGCACTGAACGTATAAAGGTCAGCAGTGCCACCGGTCAAAGCAACATCCATTTCGGAAGGAATGTCGAAATCAGCGACATTGTCCATTCGGTACGAGAGGCCGGGGAAACAGTCCACGTTGCCAGTAACCGGGTTATTGTTGAGGAACTTGTCATTGAAATCGTAGGCAAAACCTTCAAGGAAGATCTGCACCTGCGCTTCGATAGGATCAATGATATTCGTCGGCTGATCAAGCAGGACATGGTCCACAAGGATCTTGTTGCGAACGAGATACATCTGCTCTTCGTAGGACTTGGGGCGTCCCTTGACAGCAACCGGTTCTCCGTTTACAGCAGCCCAGTTGGGAAGCGGAATACCAGAGTTCAGGTATCGCATACCAATCTGCTTGAGCGACGGAGACGTAAAGAGCGGAATGTCCTTGAGGGCATTCCAAGTCTGATGAAGGGATTTGGTGATTTCCTTGACGAGCGGATCATTGCTGACAGCGGCATGATCCGCAAGAGTCAAGGCACCATTGAAGTCGATAGCCATAGTTTTCTACCTCAAATGGAATTCCGATTTCGGGAAATACCCAAAAGCTGACTGAGAGACGAACGTCCAATCGCGGAAGGCTTTTGCACGGAGTCTGTAACAACCGGTTGCGCAGCTTGAGCGATGGGTGTTGGTGTAGGCGTCGAACGACCGGCATTGAGGCGGTTCAACAATTCCGGAACCAACGCCTTGGTCAATTGATCAACCTGTTCATGCACAATCTGAGCAGCATCTACGGGATTCAATCCACGAGCAACCAGATTATCCACAGCCGTTTGGTTGCGCTTCGCCAGAGGATACTGGTTTAGTGCAACTGTCTTCTGCTGATCAATCATGTATTGAGAAACTTCAGCCATAGCCTGTTGGTAACGTAGCCGTTCCAACTCGGCTTGCATCTGAAGTTCGCTCGTTTGAGGATCAATCAACTCCTGATTTTGAAGTTCCTTGTATCGCTCACGAATAGCGTTTTCTTGAGCAACTTGATTCTGCTGATGAATTGCTTTCTGCAAATCTTCGGCAGATCCAAATCCTTGTCGCTCAAATTCACTAATGACCAAGTCCCATTTGGACAATCGATCATTTGCGGTTCGCGCTTTTTCGTTCACTTCCCTGAAACGTTCATACGGAACAGGGTTAGGACTATCAATTTCAGGCTCGACCACGGTGGGTTGAGCAATTCCCAGCAGATCATAGATATCAACATCTGTAATCTGCGACTGGACGCCCGTGTCTTTAACGTCTTGGGCATTTGATTCAGGAGCGACGTTTTCCTGAACCATGTCCAAAATGGCACCAGCGGCACCACTGCTGTCGGAAGCACCCGCTGGTGAATCGGGTGTGAGTGTCACCATCTCTTCCATTTCAATTATTGCTTTCCATTGGTATTTTTTGCCACTTTTTCATCATCCGAGCCAAAAATATTTTTGCGGAGATTCTCCTCGGACAAAGTGACCATCGATTTGGCCGCATCGTTTTCTTGTAGAAGACGCGACCGTTCACGCATCTTGGCAATATCCGTGTCCAGCTTAACCGCATGCTGCGCACGGATCTTTTCAATGTCAAGTTGCGTTTTCATAGCCTCTGCCTCTGGATCGAAATTCGATTTAGGCTGGGCTTGTTCTTGGGCTTGCTGCATCATCATTGCTTGCATTTGAGCCATTTGCTGTTGCTGGTTTGCAAGATGCTCAAGGATCATTGCCGTATCTGGCAACTTCAACATCTTGATTACCAGCATGTTCGTTGCAGGATCGGCTGGATCTCCAAATAGACCCATTTGACGGAATGCCAAAAGCTTCTGCAGCTTTTGATCAGGAGAATCATCCTGAGCCGAACCCGGAACGTACTCAATACGGTATTGCCCACCATCGCGAATATGCTGGAACGAAATCAATCCAGTTCGCAATTCATCAATTGGATTCTTTGGTTCTTCGACTTCGCCGATAAATGGAGCAACTCCAAACTGAGCAACAAGTGCAACTTCCCATTCTTTGATCTTGGCATTACTGATTTCAATGTCTGATCGAATGAACGAGTGTTGCGTATTGTCTGCGCGTTGCAGCAACCGCACAGATTCCGCTGGTGTTCCAGCTTGGGCCATACCTTGAGAGACATCATGGAGACCAGCAATATCCATCATGTCCTTTTCAAGCATCTGCAACATAGGGAACAAATCACCACCCATGCCGGGACCACGAACGATCACAGGCGGTTGCGAACCCATGTTGTAATGAATTTTGCGATATGTCCGATTCGCTTCTTCAACATCGTCGGACTGATTATTGTAAGCGTCCGCTCCAATACCAGATAGTTTCTGAATCAGAACATAGTCTTTTTGATTTTCAAACTGTTCAAGCAACCTGCTATAGATACGGTTGTAAGTTTGTTGCAAAGGGCATAGGTCAAATCCAAGTGCATACCCATAAACTGTTCCTGCACGAGGTTGCCACCGCAAGGGAATGAATGGGAATTCATCCTTCTTCTCATAAGGCCAATTGCCGCTATATAGGAGCGCGGTATTTGTAGCAACAATGTAACGGCCTTGTGGATATTGTTCGCTAGGCTTTTCCCAATACTCGTAGACTACTGCTGCTTTCTTCCTGCTTTCAATTTGCCCTAGACGGGCCGTAGATGCAGGAACCCACCCATTGCCACTACCATTTCCACCTTCAAGATATGCATCAATGTAAGACGAACTCTGCCCACTCAATGCATCTGCCGAGACCTTCTTGCCTTCTTCGCCATAGTTGTCCACAAACCATGACAATGGCTTTACGGAAGCGTGAATCATAAAACGAATATCGGCATCACGCTTTGCAGTAGGGTCGACAAAGACATCGAAAGCAGGAAGGATTTCCTCTCGGACATCCCCTACATTCATCTCCTTGTAGCCTTTGATTTCTCCAGTTTCCATGTCGAAGAATGGAACAACTTGCGTTCCCTTGGCATCCCAATAGATCTTCAGATATGAAGTCCCACAAACGCATGCCCAACGCACACGTTCCTTGAGTTGTGTTTCACGCGAGAATTTACGATTGAAATGGTTGCAAATGATATTTGCTTCATCGGAAGCATTGCGATCCCGATCCGTATCGGAAAGAGGAATGGCATACGCATCTGGCGAAACTTGCGTCAACTTCCCGACAACGCCATCGATAAGAGGTCGCATCTTCTGAATAATGACGTACCTATTAGGCTCAGTCGGATTCTGCAATTGGATAAGATTGCGCGTTGTGCTGGAAATACGTAGCCACTGACGTCCTTCGAAGAAGGCTGTAGCCAAAGCCCATTCCAATTCCATTTCTTGCCTAGCTCGATACGCTTCGTCAAATGCCTGACGAACAAACTTGACAAGCTTCTTTTGCTCCTCATCATCGAGAGGCGGCTGTTCTTTCCAATCCTGATAGTTATGATCAAGTTCAATATTGTCAGGATTGTTCAGAAGAAGATCCTCGACACTGAACGAACCGGGAGTGCCAGCATTATTCGGCGATGACATTGCAGTCATTTGCGCTTTTGGTTTTGTGCTCGCTTGGATCATGCGACGCAGAAGATTTTCCATAGCCATTACAAGTACTCCCGAAAGATAGTCGCGGTTTTAGGCATGTCCGACATGAATTCCAATATTTTCACTATCTTGACCATGCTATAGGCTATGACAGACACTGCAATGATCAATATGACCAACAATATATCAGTAATGGTCAAAGCCAATCCCTTTTCCTGTCTTCATTGAGCCACGACGGTCTGTTATTTCTTTGCGTCTCGACTTCAGGGCAAACGACAGGATATTCACGCCACATCAATCCATATCGGAAAGAGTCGATTGCGTGATCGTTTTTGGTTCCACGGTCGATGTCTTCTGGATCGCGGGGGTCAGCCATTGTTCGCGATAGTTCGTTGATGAGATTTGTACAAGAACGAGCAATGCGAATCTTAGGATATGAGTTGCCCTCGTGAATATAAGATCCTGCAAGCCATTCCTTCACTCGACGCCAACCTGCTTTTCTGTCCTTTACAGCGCGCACAGCAGGAAGACCCATTTCCCACCACACTTCGACAGGATATTCACCAATTCGTTGTCGTTTATCTTCAGGCGGGAACGTGTTTGCCCAGTCGAAGGCAATCGCTTCCAACCGCGTGTTCCATTTTCCTTCCCTATTCCTCCTATCGATAGGAGATGCCATGCCACGAGACTCAAGCATGTTCAATACAAGTTGTGCCTGACTTGATGACACATGACCTTTTTCGTAAACCTCTCCAATGACATATATATTTTCCTTGTCATCGGAGGCGTACAGAATGAAAGCACATGGAGCACCTGTGCCAAAGTCATGACTTGCCCAAACACGCCACCATGGCTGTACATTGATCTGATCAACAATATGCCATGGTTGTCCATCTGCTCCAAATTCCTTGAAGTCAGGGAAGAATAGTCCACCAACACCTACTTCGTGCTGGCATTCGCGCAAGAAGGAGATCAACCCATAGTCATCGATTTCCCGTTGACATACTTCTAGGTTCTTGTGCGACCAAGTCGGTTCTCCACCAGTAATTCGATAGCCTATTCGCCCATCTTCTTTTTCTTCCGTTGTGTACGAAAGATTCTTTACCGCAGGAACAATTGGAGATTGCATGCGGTTTTGAAGCATATCCACCTCGCCACTCAAAACCTTGGACATTACGCTGTTTGCATGAATCCTGTTTTGAACAAACACGATTGCACAGTCGGTCGACTTTGCTGGGAGGATCGTTTGCGTGATGGTTGCGATCTTCTTATCGACGCGGGAAACTGAATCATCCAGTTCATCGATGTCGTCGAAGATGATGAAATCAGGACGGAGATAATCCAGTTTGACACCACGAGCACCAGTGTCCAGACCAAATGCTAGAACGTTGAAACCGTTCGCTGTGCGCAACTTGGACGCACTCCATCCCTTGCTGAAACCATATTTATTGACAGCACGTTCGATACCACAACGCTCCATTGTCATTGCAATATCCTGAACGTGCCTGTCAGCCATATCTTGAGTCGCACATACATAAAGGAGGAATCGACGAGTTGCCTTGACGGCAATACGGCTAGATATCAATTCCATAGTGGTGGATTTGCCGCCGCCGCGAAACCAGCATTCGATCAACGCCGGTGGCGTCTTGCCGAAGTCTATTCCTTCAGCCCATTCCCAAGCGCGGATATGGTGTTCTCCCAAGGGAGAAGAGGCTGCATGTGGAGCATACGCTCGCAGCCATTGGGCATATTCAAGATCTGCTCCATCCATTGGTTGGGCAGATCCACTATCAAAGTCACCGTTGCGAATAATGGTGTCGAACTCTTCCTCCATTGCTTCAAGGAGGGCCTGTTCCAGATTCTTATCTGGGCGAACAAACTTACGAAAATTGCGTGGTGTCAGGCTCGTTTTTACGTATGACCGTTTCACTCACAACCTCCGCATCCTGAACATCTTGTTCTTGATCTTTGTATGTTCGTAGAAGTTTACCTACGCCAGACCTGATCGCTGTCAATTCATCGGCATTGCGAACACATTGCTTTACTATCTGCACAACTTGCATGACCAATGAATATGCTTGATCCACTTCAAGCGTATAGGCTTTTGCATGCGTGACACGCTGCTCGGCTTCAACAATCGCGACGCGTTTGCTAATTAGATCAATGACTTCGTTGGTGGCCTTGGCCTCATCTCCACCATCGTTCAACAACTTTCCAAGAGACTCAAAATGTTCTTGGAAAATATCAATATCGCCAGATCTATATGCACGTTTGCATGCAGAATATTCAGCTTGCAACTCACGAAGTACTTCAACGCCGAAACCTTCGCTTGCAGCTTCAGCCCTCATGTCGATCAATGCCGTCATATAAGCGGCATCGTCCTTGAGTGACCAGAGTTCAGGATCTTCCCTCAACTCTTCGATGCGGGATAGCAATTGCTTCCCGAGGTTGCTGAATCGTTTTCTATTTATGGACGTGAGTCCAGTTCGAAATGCTGGATGTTCGTGTGCAATCAGCGTTTTGCCACCATGTTTGGCACAGAAGTCACGACCTTTGATCGGATAACGACGACATTGACGCCCATCGACCATTCCCTTGCAATAACGACTGTCATTGCCAACCTCTGTTTGAACTAACTGATTCATTTTGTATACTGTCAATATGTCGAGCAAATCTGTCAACACAATGTACAGCCATTATCGTGATACGCAATACGACGCACTATTTGTTTCTGAGCAATGGGATTCTTCACCTGCAATCTTTTCTGCGTTGAAATATTTGCAACGGAGTGGACGAAAAGCCGGAATTGATCCAATTGAAGATATGGCAAAGGCAGCTTGGTACATTGCATACGAAGCTGCCAGAATCGCCAATCTTCCTTCCGACAAACGCAAGGAACTTGCGGATAAGATTAGTGCTAATCTTCGGGAAGATTGCTCGTGTCATGTACCGACTGACGCAATGCCGGGTTGAACAGATTGCCAATACGCATAGGACTACCCATCTGCCCAAGGATCCTATTGGCTTGATGGATCTGCCCCATGCGACCAAACTTAGGGACAGATTCTTGTTGTGGCATGGACTTCGGTTGTTGTTGTGGATTGTTACTTTTTGCCATAGTTCATTGCATCATAGATCATTCGCGCTAGTGGATCCAATTGTGGCTCGCCTTGAAATTGTCCCTGAGTAGGCTTTCCATAAATTCGCTCAAGTATCTGCCTTCGCCGCGCATCGTATATTTGTTGATATTTGGATGGCAATGTGCCTCGTTCATATGCTTTGTTTAGAGCATGGATAGCACCGGGATGAGAGACATCGGCATCGACAGTCATGGATTGACCCGGTATGTAATTTGGCGTTTTTTTCTTTTCCGCGTCGGATAATGGTGGTTCATTCATAAAAGAAACAAGTCCGCGACGTTCCAAATCAGCTCTCAATCCAGCGGACTCTCCACCCGCATACTCGGATGTTGCCTGAGGGTTGTAAAATTCATCGGCTAAATAAGCCATGCTAGGAGATGCTACTCTAAATCCAATATTCATTGCGTCCCATATTGGACGAGGAACTTTGCTATACGCATTGTTTATTTGATTGCTTAGATCTTGGAGTGCAACATTTTGACCTTCAGGATCAAACTCCCTAGTAAATTCCGGAATAAGTGAAGGTACCATTGCCAATCCATATGCACGACCTATTAGTTTCCGTGGAGCACTTGGTGCATATCGATTTGCCAATGATCGTTGCATTACTGTTCTGCGACTAGTTTTGACGGGTTCCATTATCGCCCCCGCCGTGCACCCATAACACGTTTCAAAGCAGGATTGGCCTTCTTGGCAGCAGGAGATGCCTTTCTAGCACCAGCGGCAAGGATAGCACCAGCACGTTCCATCGGAATTACTTGTTTCCGTGCAATACTTTCCTGCACTGCCTTGAAACCGGGATGAGTTTTTTTGGCCGGCTTCGACTTGGCAGAAGTTTTCTTCATAGCCATCTGCCCCTTCGGATAAGGGATACCCATCGGCATTTTATTTACCTCGTTTTTTTTTGACAGCAGATTCGCCTTCGGACAATCCAATGGCAATAGCCTGCTTGCGATTGATTACTTTTCGTCCGGAAGAAGACTTCAAGGTTCCTGCCTTGAACTCATGCATTACTTTCTGCATCTTGCCACGTTTTATGCCAAGAAGTTTAGACAGCATCAACGTGACCTTCCAATGATCAACTTACCCATACCAACATATTGAGGAGCATTGGGTTTGGGTTCTTCTTCGTCGTCATTTTCTTCTTCGTCATCGTCTTCTTCATCTTTGGATTTGACATGCTCCTTGGTCTCAATCTTGAGCATCTGACGCAGGGTAGGTTTCTTTGACAAACCATGCTCTCCCATCTCAATAGATTGCAGTTCTGAAACCCTCGGCTTGTTTTTCAATCCATGTTCTGATTGTTCTATTCCAAGCACTGTGTCAAGCGACAACCTATTGATATGTTTGTTCATATGGTTGATCATAGTTTGATCCTAACGACGCTTTCCCATTTCTTTGGCATTGTTATCTCGGATCATACGTGTAAGGCTTCCGAGTCCAGCAGCAAGCGCAGGACCAGCAATACCCATAAGACCGGGACCACCACGCGCTCTTGTGTTACGAGGAATACGAGGTTGATTGTGTCCCGAAGATTGCAGCAAAACTGATCCATGACGACCATTTTTTGGATTTAAATCTGGTCGTCCAATTTGTCGGTACCGTGTACCAAGAGCATCTGGAACCGCAATATTAGTTTCTCGCAGTTCGCCTTTTTCAGTAAGGTATTCCGTCAAATCAATCCTATTGTTAGGATTACGATTATTGTTTTTTCTAGCACTTCCAGAATATGTTGTATCTTCGTTTGGAACACTTGGAATATAACCAGTACGTCCAGATGCGCTATGACTAAACCCTCTGGCAGGAGAATTCCATTCTCCTGCCGTAAGTCGATCCAAAGCTTCATTTCCACGAATCCGACTACTTGTTTGTCTGTAGTATGATTGCGCCGTAGATGGTTTTTTCTTTGATGTCTTCTGGGGTTTAGGCATTGAAGTATTCCTTATTACTTCTTGCGCTTTTTGTTCTCAGCCATGATCTGTTTCGTCAGAGTGGATTGTGGTCGACTAGCTGGAATCGACATTCCATTTCGAGTCATGCCCCTAATCTTTCGTTCCGCATCGGCCATGGAACTCCTCGTAGCCTTCATGCGGCTTTGCAACATTTCATGCTTATCCCGCAGTTTTTCTTGAAGCCAGTCTACATAATCTTGCGTATCAGACATTCGTCCTTCGTTGCGCATTTCCAAATAGTATGGATCAAGGCTATTATCTTGAGACGCTGCAATACCACGAAGTTCAGCAGCAGGATCCGAATATCCACGCTGTCGTCGCCACTGAGTCCTATTCGGAACGTACCTTCGCGTTCGCGGATCATAACTCATCATCTCGTCCGGATAACCGGAACCACCCATTTTCGTATCTGGCTTAGGCATTTTGTTTACCTGCGATCTTTCATCTCACGATTGTTGTTATTTCGGATCATACGTGTAAGACTTCCCAGTCCAGCAGCTAGTGCAGGACCAGCAATGCTCATAAGGCCGGGGCCGCCACGCGCCTGTTTGGTTCGTGGAATCCTAGTTTGATTTACTGCCGGCTTCAATGGCTTAAGACGTTTCATTCCTTTTTTGTCCCGCAATGCCATGTATTGAGCAAAAGAATCTGTTGACCATAGCGGTGGCAACCTACTGGTTTCCGGATTGCGCATAGGCAACAACACCCTTGGTTTTCGCAACTCACCTGATGGTTTTGTTGACAATAGGACTCCAGATTTAGAAGGTATAGGAGGCCGTGGCACAGCAACATTTTGCTGATGCAGATATTCTTTTGCTTCCAAGTACTGTTGAAGTTGCGGTTCACGATATTGGGGCATATCGGGATATTTGGCTTGCAAATGGGCACGTTGTTTAGCGTCGCTGAAGCGAATTTTGGTCGGTTGACCGAGGCCGCGCCCGACTTGGCTGTATGAAAATTTTTGTTTATCGTTGTCGAATGTCCTTCTACCCTCTGCTTCCCTCCATTCACTTTGTCGCAACTTGTACATTTCCTGTGCAGCACTAGGTGCTTTCTTCGAAGTCTTCTTCTGTCCAGCCATTTGAGTATCCTAGCAGTTCCATGCACGCAGGGATTTGTTGATGCGGGAATCGGGATCGTTCGCAGTCTTGGCCGAAGTAAGCTTCGCCTTCATTCCACTCATGCGAGCGCAAAAAGACTTGCGCCGACCGGCGTCCGATTTGGTACGCGGGTTCGGCGCAGGGGGCTTCAATTTATTTCCTGACGTGCGTTTGAAATACGCTCTGCCAGCAGCGTTCAATCCACCTTGTGGATCTTGATATTTTTTCAGTACGCCCATGGTTTACAGTATCCAGTATGTGGATATTTATTTGCAAGTGGTATGATTACTAAGACAACTGTCAATAGGTTTCACATATGACACGAATCGACGACAACGAAATCCTGAGGTTGCTTGCGACTGGGGCGACCGCTCAGGAGATTGCCGACGAATTGCACATGAAAGTGCGCACTGTAAATTTTCGGTTGCAGTTGCTGTACGCCCGATATGGAATTCCTGCAGGGAAGAACAGAAACATAAAACTAATCGCAAAATATCAGTCCCAGTAACGACAAACCCTCCGAGCACCACCCTGATGCGGAGGGTTTGCGTCTTGATGGTAGAAAGGAATAAACACCCATCAAGTCGTTATGCGAACGGATCCTCTATGTCGAGTTCTCCCGGCAATGGAGGAGGCGGCGCAGGTTCCGGACTATAGCGCGTCCTGTTTCGTTGAGGACTTGCCGTCATTGTATCCCCATCGGGTTTCTTGTCCAGTCCATTGACAGAATCAGCTACAAGATCCCAATAGGTCGTGGATCGACCATCTCGTTCTGCTTTGCGCGATTCCATTCGTCCGTGAACGGATACAAGCCTTCCCTTGCTCAAATAGCTTGAGACAAACTCTGCAGTCTGCCCCCATGCCTTTACGCGAAAGAAGTCGGCTTCATCCTTCTTGAACCTGTTCACGGCAACGGAAAATTCAACCACGACTTTTCCATTGATGTCCTTGCGTTGTGGATCTTCCGTAAGTCGCCCAACAATGCAAATGCTGTTCACTTTTCGTTCTCCTCGAATTGTTCGTGTCTGGCAACCGTCTTGTAATTGACGTTGTTTATTCGCTCTCCATCATTTGTGAAAAAACGAACTTTGTTGACATCGACAACGAACGGTGTTTTGAATGCCGTGCTGTCTCCCGTACTGGTGACTAGATTGAGCACTATGTACTTATCTGTCATGTAATGTGACATTGCAGTTCGCGCAAGCCTATATTTATCGCGCCCGTTCAGATACACGCAGTATCCACCAGCATCGATTCGATTGGAAATATGCTGGACAAAACAAATCCAGTATCCAAAGAAGAACGCGATAAAGAATACAACCACAAGATCCATCATCGTCTCCCTCGTGACAATGATACCAGCAACCTTGGCAGTTGTCCCAATGATCCATACCCCAAGAGAATTTCGTGCCAACCAATCCAATAGGATTGGTTTAGTCTAGTTAGTTATGATTCTAGTTAAAGGGGTATACAAACTGATACCCTCCTCCATATATAAAACGACACTCTCCCGGTATATCTTTTGATACCCTATTTTTCGTGGAGGTTTGCCATGAGCAGCGCGAAGCGTTCCAATCAAGGTCTATGGTCCAAAATAGTTGCCTCGACAAAAGCTGGAAGCAAAGGTGGAGATCCCGGTGAATGGTCGGCGCGAAAGGCGCAACTAGCCGTTTTGGAATACAAGAAACGTGGTGGTGGCTATTCCGGGCCAAAGGAATCAGACAATAGCCTATCAAAGTGGACCAAAGAAAAGTGGCGAACAAGCGATGGTTCTCCAAGCGAGGGAAGGAAGCGTTATCTTCCAGACAAGGCATGGTCTGCCCTTTCGTCATCCGAGAAGGCTGCAACCAACGCTGCAAAGGCCAAGGGAAATGCCGCTGGCAAACAGTTTGTAGCACAACCGCAATCCATTGCCAAGAAGACGGCGAAGTTCAGGAAGACTTCCAACTAAAATGGAAAAAAACAAACCTCTTTCCTTACTCGAAAAAAATGTCATTGCGTATCATCGCAAGATGCTGAAAGACAATACATACGGGCATAATCCCGAGACAGGCGATGTGACAACCTTTCGTGGAATATTGATGGGCGTTGGCAAGAATAAAGAAGATAATGCCACGCAATTATTTCCATCGTGGTGGAATGGACGGATTCTGAATACGCAAGAAGAAATCAACTCGGCAATGGACGAAGCCAAATCGAAAGGCATGAAGTTTCCAATATACAAAAATCAGCAGGAAGCAGAGCAAAGAGAAAAGTGGATACATGATACTTATATGACGCCTGATATTAAATCCGGCTCTTATAAGAAAGGCATT